AAAATGGGTAAAACAAGGTCCCTCAAGCGTCTAATATAGTGAAGGTGCAAGAGATGGCGAACAACACGATTCAAAGACAGGACTGGTACGAAAAGGCGGCAGCCGCAATCGTGCGCTCCGAGAAGACGTTGTTCCAGTTTTCGAACGAGAACAACCTGGGTCTGACCTCCACCGAGTGCCAGAACGTAGCTCGCACCAAAGAATTTCAAAGTGTCTTGCGTAGTGAACGCAACAAGTTCTATAAAGAACTATCGACAGACCCTTCTAGGAGCCGCTCTACTGCTATTGGGCAGTTGCTATTTGCGGTGCAGAAGCTCCTTGAAGGTGAGCAGTATGACAAAGCAGTGACTGCTTTGGTCGCCCTAGCTAAGCTAGAGGGTTGGACTTCGGATCAAGCTCAGTTGAACATCTTCAACGATCTGAACGCAAAAGACATCGAGGGGCTTAAGCAAAAGCTCAAAGACAAGATGAAGGTACAATAATGGGAACAGTCAAAGGCGACTTCTACGAGCGTCTTAAAGAGATTCAAGATCAGATGAACAAGCTCCCGGCCCCCGCTCACGAGCGTCATTGTCCATACTGTGAACCCTGGCGCTGCCCGCACTGCGGTCGGCCCTTCACATATCCGCAACCCGGAGTATGGATGTAAATGGCAAATGTCGATGAGGTTCTTGAGAAACTGGAAGGGTTTTCTACTGAGGATGCTCTTGTCGTCCTGGAAGCGATTAGCGCCGACCGCAGAGACCGCCATTTTAGTAGATACTGGAGTTGTGATCCGAACCCGGAATATCAGACTTTCTTTAACGGGATTGAAGAAGAGTTCTCGAAGTTTACCTCCGACATCAAAATCTACGCCATGCTCGGCGGCAACCGATCCAGCAAGACAGAACGCGGAGCTTTTCTTGCCGTAGCGTGGCTGATGGGTAAAGACTACTTTCTGAACGAACCTGCTTGGAGATACGTTAAAGACTTACCCATTCCAGAGCACGGAGTAAATGTCTGGGCCGTCGGCCTGGACTTTTCAGTTATTCAAGATGTGATCTGGCGCGAGAAACTGCGCTCCGGACATAAACATCCAGGACTGTTACCGAGGACGCCCTGTCCTCTAATAACAAGGATCAGCGACTCTTCTTTCCAAGTTGAAGTTGATGTAGAGGGCCGTAAGTCTATCCTTACTTGCAAGTCCGCCGACTCGGGACGAGAAAAGTTCCAGTCCGCTTCGGTAGACCTGGCTTGGATTGATGAAGAGATTGACGCTGAAGTCTTCGACGAGATTTATCAAAGAACATCCGACTGCGCGGGTAAGATTCTTCTTACCATGACACCACTTAATGATATTGGTAGCGCCGCGAAGACTCCCTGGGTCTATGATCTATATAAAAGTTGGAAAGCCGGACAGAAGGATGTTTATTTCTCCAGTCTAAACACTCTGGAGAATCCCTTCATTCCCGACGATGAGAAGGAAAAGCTCAAGATCAAGTGGGCTGGTCATCCGGAAGAGCGTGCCCGCCTATACGGTGAATTTATCCAGCGTGCCGGACTTGTGTATCCCCAGTTCAACTGGGAAAAGCACGCGATTAAGCCCTTCCATATTCCTTCAGACTGGAAGCGTATCGGTTCAATTGATCCTGCGGCAACAGGACCGAACGCTTGTTTGTGGATGGCCGTACGGCCTAGTGGGGATATTATTGTTTATAGAGAGTATCTAGAAGCTAACAAGATCGTAAGTGAACACGCTAAAGATATTCTCGTTCGTAATGGCGGTGACAAGATCGACATCTTTCTAATTGATCCCTTTTGGGGTTCGGCCCGACAGGCAGAAAACCACAAACAGGGTTTCCAATTATGGAAAGAAGCAGGAATCCCGGTCAGGCTAGCACCGCGAACCGATGATTTCGGACGCGATGTCTTAGCCGAGTATCTAAGTGCTTCTTTAGACTCGACTAGTAGACACCCTAAAATCTTCTTCTTTAATACTTTAATAGAGACTAAGGCGGAACTCGAAACCTATGTGTGGGATTATGTGGCGCGAGGCCCTATGAAAGGGCTAAACAAAGGCAAGCCTATGAAGAAAAATGACCACTTAGTCAACGCACTTCAGTATGCCGTGAGTTTGAAGCCCCGTGCAAAGGTCGGACATTCCCAACCACCAAGTCCCAGCACGAACTCTTACACCTAGTTTAACCCGCGAGGGGCGGGCAGCCACCAGGCTATAAACCCCTCCCATATGACAGCCGTGGACTACAGGCTGACAAGTTGCGCTTAACGCAGCTTGACATGAGGAAAACACATGGCACTTACGATTACTAATCCGACGTTCCTAACCCAAGGACCCACCAAGACCGGACAAGTGCTTGCTCCGAATGAGCAGAGTAACCTGGAGGGGGCATTCACAGGGACTTGTACTGTTACCCTGGATGGTACTCTGACTACAGGCACGATCAACTGGATTGACGGCACACAGACTATTTTTGCAAATGGTGACGCTGCCGGTACTGTGACGGCTCCTCGTTTTGTTGAAGCTACCATTGTTGGTGGCACACAACATCAGACTGCCGGAACAGCCCTTGCTATTGCGGCAAGTTCTCCGACTACAACCGGTTTTACTTTCTATCTAAGCGCCGCAGGTACTGCATCTAAAACAATCGTTGTCTTGTTCAACGCCTACAAGTAAGAAGGAGGATTTATGAGTCTATTCCGTAAGGAACAGGTCGCCGATCCCAACCTTCAGTTCAGCGATGCCTCTCTGCTTTCTGCTTCGGCTACTGCCGGGGCTACTCAAGCGGTTCCGGCCACCGTCAAGGGGTATATCATCATCCTTGTGAACGGCGTCCAGATGAAGGTTCCGTACTTTAGCGTCTAAGAGGTTCAATGATTGGTCGTATTCTTCTCGCAGTTGCGCTGATCTTTATGGCGGCGTTTGATGCCGAGCATACAAAGCGCAAGTTGGCGGAGTACGGCACGGAAATTGAGCTTAACCCCTTTATCCGTTTCCTGTGTAAACGGATCGGAATCGACTGGGGGGTGGACCTTGGTGTTCGCCTCCCGGCCTATTTCTGGGTAATCCTCGGGTGGTACTACTCGATGGTGCTCTCCTTCATTGTGGGCACTAAGGTTACACTCTTTTTAATCCAGCAACGGGAGAGGCTGTATCGTGATTAAAGACATTCACAGAGAAGATTTTCAGAATCCGGATGCCCCTGTTGCTCCTCTTGGCGGGCAGCCAGAGTCTTTTGAAGTAAGGCGGCTTGATGCCGCAACGAACGACATTGTGGGTCCCGTGATTGTGGGTGGACGCGCAATGGCCGACTGTTTTCGCTACTATGATTCAGTACAGGCTGGCGTGTGCGATCCGAACGCCTATGGTAACCCTCCGGCAGCCAATGATGGCGATGCCGATGACATGCACATCCCCACGAGGCCCTGGTAATGGCGCTTAGCGAACACGATAAGAATGACGTTCTCTCCGAGATTTTCAACTCCGAGAAGATCAACGTTAAGTGCGGCAGGCATCTGTACTTTGGCCCGGTGAAGGGCAACGCGCAAGTTCAACCCGAGATTGGCTGCGCGGACTGCTGGAAGGTATTCTTCACTCACGAACTTGCCACCACTCCCCCCGATGAACGGGGTAAGAAGCTGGAAGAGCTTGAGTTCGTTGTGAGAAACGCGAACCAGCTATTTGAGAGCGGTAAGTGGGACATCTCCATCAACCCACACGCCCAAATTACTATCGAAAAGGATGCCGAATGAAAACGCGGTACGAGCTAACCAAGATGCACAAAGTCTGGTATGCGAAGAATCGTTACCGGATGCGCCAGAAGAGACTCGAAAAGAAGCTGGAGGCTTTCAGGGTACTCGGCGATAAGTGTATGGTTTGCGGAGAGACTGACCACCGGTGCCTTCAAATAGATCATGTGCTAGGAGATGGATATCTGGATCGTAGACTTAATGGTCGTAGTACCCGATCCGGGTATGGCTTGTACAAAGCAATCGTCGCTCATGAAGTCGATTTGTCAAGGTATCAACTACTTTGTGCCAACGATAATTGGCGCAAAATATGGGATAAAAGAGGATCTAAGATGGCAGTATTTAAGTTCTACCCCGTTGCGCCGACTGGAACAGGTACGAGCGCCAACGTAATCTACGCCGGAACGCTTGCCGCCGCTGGTACTCAGACTATCACAGTGGGCAAGAACAACCTGTTCCGGATTGTCGCATCCCAGCCGATCACTATTCGATTTGGCGTTGCGGGCACAATCACTGCCGCTGGCGCTGGCGACATCTACATTCCGGGTAACATGCCGGAAATCTTTGACATGGGCAACCAGAACGACACGATCAACGTGTACTCATTCAACGCAAGCACGATTGTGACAGTCAATCAGGTCGTGAAGAACTAATAAAGGAACTGATCTATGGATTTGGTCGGCACTTCCGCGCTATCAGGAAGCCGTCTCCAGCGAGTACGTGGCAGCCTGCGTCGGATGACCGACTACAGACGCCAGTTCGATCAACGCCGGGCGATCTTCTACCGTCAGTACGTTGGTCAGCGCGATGCGCAAAAGTTTCCGGATAACGTAACAAACCGCGCTAATACCTTTGTTCCGTATCCTTTGTCTAACGTCGAGACCATCGTATCCCGTGTGGACGATGCGTTCTTTAGCTTCGCGCCGTGGTTTGAAGTGGACGGCGTGACTTCCGTGGACGATCATGCTTCGGAAGCGATGCAGTTGATCCTGGACAAGAAACTCTCTCAGGCCAAGTTCAAGGCCAACTTCGAGGAGTTCGTCAGGACTTGCGCTATTTACGGCTTCGCCGGTCTCAAAGTTGATTGGGACTGGTCCTACAAAACACTCACAAAGCCCGTACCTACATTC